GGTGCATCTATGATTAGGGTTTTCGAATCAACCGACAATGACTTCACCAGCAACGGCGACATGGTCATTCTGCCGACGAAGGCGAAGGTGACCAAGAAGGACAACGGCGATTACTACCTAGACCTGGAAGCGAGCACCAAGTACGCGGACTACCTGACGAGCGAGCGGATAATCGTAGCCGACACGCCGCAGGGGGCGCAGGCGTTCCGCATCTCGGGAGTGACCAAGAAGAGCGCCAAGGTCTCGCTCAAGGCGTGGCACGTGTTCTACGACTCAAAGAACTACCTCATTGCGGATTCCTACGTCGTGGACATGACGGCAAACGCGGCCCTCGACCACCTGAACGAAGCGACGGAGCCAAGGAGCGAGTTCGCCACAATCTCGGACGTTCAGACGGTTGACTCGTTCCGCTGTGTCCGCGAGTCGCTTTATGAAGCAGTCCAGACGGTCATCGAACGCTGGGGCGGGCATCTGGTGCGCGACAACTTCCGCATCGAGCTTCGTCAGTCAATCGGGGCCGACAACGGCGTGACCGTGCGCTACCGCAAGAACCTCAAGGAGCTGACGTGCGAGGATGATTGGAGCGGCGTCGTCACCAAGCTTCTGCCAGTAGGCGCGGACGGTATCCTTCTCAACGACCAGGACGCTTCCGCGTCAATCTACGTGGAGAGCGAGAAGAAGTGGAGCATCCCATACACGAAGACCGTCTCGTTCTCGCAGTCCGACATCAAGAAGGACGATTACGGCAAGGACGAGACTGCCTACCGCAAGGCCCTCGTCGATGACCTGAGACAGCAGGCGCAGGATTACGTCAACAAGAACTGCGTCCCGAAGGTGAACTACACGCTGAAGGCGGACATGGAGCGCGTGACCGACATAGGCGACACGGTGGAGGTGATAGACGAGCGGCTGGGTGTGCACATCCTGACCAACGTCGTTGGTTTCACCTACGACTGTATCCTTGGCAAGTACGCAGAAATCGAGTTCGGGAACTTCCAGAAGACGCTCAACGGCCTTGTCGGGTCGCTGCAATCGTCCGCACAGAGCGCCGCCCAGAGCGCGGTAAACACAGCCATCCAGGGAGTCGCCGATACGGTGACCCAGAGCATCACGCAGTCGATGGGTGCTTCGTACGTCATCAACGACGGCTCAAAAATCATGGTGCTCGATTCGCTGCCGAAGGAGGACGCGCACAACGTAATCCTGATAAACGACCGCGGCATCGCGTTCTCGCGCAACGGCATCGCTGGGACTTTCGAGCGCGCGTGGGGCATCGACGGCACGATGAACATGCAGAACATCAACGTCATCAACTTCGTGGCCGATTTAATCAAGGGCGGCACGCTGAAGCTTGGCGGAAGCGACAACGGCAACGGCGTGATGGAGGTTCGCTCGGCGGGCGGCTCGCTTCTGGGGCAGCTCGACAAGGACGGGCTTCGCATGTGGGCGAACGACGGCTCGCGAATCGAAATCAACGCTTCGCAGGGGCTTGTCGGCTACGACGCGAACGGCAACCCGACCTACGGGGTGACCGATGGCGTTTTCTACATTGCTAACGGGTACGTCAACAGCTCGCTCGCTATCGGCGGTCTGATGAAGATGGTACCGATTCAGACGGACGCAAGCACTGGCATTGCGTTCGTGGCTCTTGCATAGGAAGGAGGAAAAGCAATGGCATCAAGCGGAAGCATCACAGGCGCTTATCGCGGCTACACGCTGCGGGCGGATTGGAGCGCGGTCCAGAACGCGGCTGGCAACTATTCCGATGTTACGGTCAAACACACGCTCGTCATCGGCTCCGCGTACTCGCTGAACATCGCCTCGCGCACGAACACGTGCTCGTTTGGAGGCGTATCGCAGGGCTACACGTCTGGAAGCATCAACCAGAAGGGCGGCTCGGTTCTTCTCGGCACGACCATCCACAGGGTTGCGCACAATGCGGACGGCACCAAGACCGCGCAGCTAGTCGACACGTTCAACATCAACGCGACAATCGACGGCAAGAAGGTCGGGAGCATCACGGCGTCTGGCTCAATCACCCTCGACAGGATAGCCCGGAACGCGACCATCGCGACGGCCAACGACTTCACGGACGAGACGAACCCAACGCTCACCTACAGCAATCCGTCGAGCTTCGCGTGCGACGTTTCAATCGAGTTCGCTGGTGGGAGCATCACAAGGGCTGGTGCGATAAGCGGGACAAGCGGCTCGTATACGATGCAGCTCACCGATTCAGAGCGCACGACCCTGCGCAACGCGAGCAAGAACTCGCCGTCGCTCAAGGTCACGTACGTTCTGAAAACGACCATCGACGGCACGGCCTACTACTCGAGGGCCGAGAGGAAGATGAACGTCGTTGCCGCGGCGCCCGAACTTGGGGCCGTCACGTATGAGGACACCAATGCGGCAACGGTGGCTGTGACTGGGGACAAGTCGCGCATCATCCAGAACCATTCGACGCTTGCGGTGAAAGTGCCTACCGCGACCGCGAAGAAGGGCGCGACCATCGCGAGCTACACCATCGCGTTCGGTGGAGTATCAAAGACAGTCACGAGTTCTGGGACGGTCTCGCTCGGTGCTGTCGACGTCTCGTATTCTCAGGCGCTGACCGTCACAGCAACCGACAGTCGCGGTTTCACTGCGAGACAATCCGTGCAGGTGACCGTCGATGATTACAGCGCACCTACTGCGGTCATCGACCTGCACCGCCTGAACAACTTCGAGCCTACGACGTACATCACGGCTCACGCTCGGTACTCGTACCTGAACGGCAAGAACGCCGTCACCATCACGGCGAAATGCAAGAAGGCGGGCGAGCCTGGATATGGAGCGCCAATAGCTCTGACTGACTCCGTCCAATCTACCGTGACGTGCGGCAGGGATTCGGCCTACGACTTCGTCGTGACCATCGCTGACAGGCTGGAATCGACCGACTACAACCTCACTCTCGGCAAGGGCATCCCTGCGTTCTTCATCGACACCCAGAAATCGAGCGTCGGCGTGAACTGCCTGCCAAGCCAACCGGACGTTTTTCAGCTGGGCGAATCGGCATGGCTCACGGCTCAGGGAGCCTACCCGGTCGGGGCAATCTACCTGAGCGTGACAGAGGTTGACCCGTCCTCGCTTTTCGGTGGGACGTGGGAGCGCATAGGCGGGCGCTTCCTGCTTGGAGCCGATTCGACATACGCGGCCGGGAGAACGGGCGGCGAAGCCGCGCACACGCTGACGGTTGGCGAAATGCCGAAGCATAACCATGATGTTGACAACCTCAACGCATCTGGCAACGCCACCCCGTTCATGACCGTTCAGGCGCAGGACAAGAAGGGACTCGGCGGCAACGTCAAGACAATGTACGCGGGCAGCTCTCAACCGCACAACAACATGCCGCCGTATCTGGCCGTTTACATGTGGAAGAGAACCGCCTAGCGTTTCCGCAGGTAGATGGCTCATTGTAAGGCGTTCTAAGGCGTTAGAAATGGCAGGCCCTAGTGGGTGTAGGGGCATTTAGCGCAAAAAAAGGGGGAAACCAAGCGGTTTCCCCCCATATTCTTTTCGTATTCGATTCTATCGATAATCATCTTGAGCAGGTCGTTCTGCTCCTTCGGCTCCAAGGTGTGCATTTCCTCGACAACCCTCGTGAGAATCGGCACGGCCTTCTCGTGCCTTTCCTCGCTTTCCTCGATGCTTTTCTCCAATTCCTCGACCCTTGCCTGAAGCTCCGCTCTCGCGGCGTTGACCTTCTGGACGCGCTCCAGATATGTCTGGCGGTCGTATATGCCAGTCTCGTATGCTTCGCACGCCCTTTCGAGCATCATCGACTTCTTGCCAAGCTCGTCCCTGAGCATTTCGAGTTCGTCTTTTCTCGCGTCATGCTCTGGTGTCGTGTCGTAATCGGCTAGCATGACCTGCTGGCGTTCCAGTTCCTTCTTGTGTTCTGCCATCACCATGTCGTATACGACGTGCGTGATTGTGTTTTTCGTCTCGCATCGCGACGTGACGCAACCATAGTAGAAAGTCCTTTCGCCCTTGTAGTCGTAATGTGTGCGGCGAATCGTCTTGCCGCACACGCTGCAAAACATCAGCGATGCCAGCGGGTTCTTCAAGGTCAGGTCTGACCTCGTTCTTGTCTTCTTGCTGTCGCGGACCTCCTGGCACTTCCAGAACAGCTCCTCGTCCACTATCGGCTCGTGCTTTCCTTCCACCACGACGGGTTCGTAGTTGTTGAGCCACCTTTGCACGACTTTCCCGTCCTTGATTGACTTCTCGCAGCGGACGGTCTTGGTGTTAATCTTTCCGATGTAAGTCTGGTTCTTTATGACCTCGCGAATCGCGTAGGATAACCTTCCTTCTGCGCCTGAATCCGTCCGCGATACAGGCGCTTTTTAATCATCTTGTACTCGCTTCGACTCCTTTCCCCGCTAAACGTTGCTACCACCACGTTTGCTAAGGTAATTATATAATTTGTAGGTGTTCACTGTAAATACTAAAGTGTGTAAAAAATGCAAGTAAGTTTAGACATTTTTAGAAAAACCTATTGCAATTTGAAACTTCTTGCCGATAATGGAAATTGTTGGAGCACAAAAGGGGGTGAGTGCATGTACAAGAATCTGAAGGCGGAAGTCGCACGCGCCGGACTCACGAACTCGGAGGTTGCGGACGCAATCGGAGTCAAGTACCCCACGCTGTGGCGGCTGCTGAACGGCAAGCGCCAGTGGCGACTTGGCGAGATGACGGCTCTCCAGTCTGAGCTCGAGGAGCGCAACGGCGCGGCCTACACGCTCGACTATCTTTTCGGGGGTGACGACTATGGAGAGGGGCAACCCGACGAAGGAGCACATGAAAGCTCTGTACGACTTGATTAACGAGCTCTTCGAGGGACAAGACGTTTTTTATTCCAAGGAAGAGCTGGAAGAAATAAAAGAGAAAGGGGCAACGAAATGGGTATGAGCATCTACGAAATCGACGACTCCATCCTGGCACTGGTCGATATGGAGACGGGCGAGATTGAGGACGAGAAGCGCTTCGACGAGCTTCAGATGGAGCGCACCAAGAAGGTCGAGAACATCGGCTGCTACTACAAGAACCTCGTGGCCGAGGCCAAGGCGATGAAGGACGAGGAGACGACCCTCGCCCAGCGCCGCAGGGCCGTGGAAAACAAGGCCGAGCGCATCAAGAACCTTCTCGCATACGCGCTCAGGGGAGAGAAGTTCGAGTCGCCCAAGGTGCGTTGCAGCTACCGCAAGTCGAAGGCCGTCCAGGTCGATGACGGCTTCGTCGCATGGGCGCAGGAGCACGCAGACGACTTGCTGACCTTCAAGGAGCCTACTCCCAACCGCACGGCAATCAAGGAGGCTCTGGCTGACGGTCGCGATGTGGAGCACGCCGAAATCGTCACCAACGAGAGCCTTCAGGTGAAGTGACATGCGCGAGCTGAGGGCAGACGAGATAGAGGTGCGCGTGGCGCAATGCAGCCAGAAGGGCGTGTCGCTCCTGCTTTACAAGGACAGCCGCTGTGACATGCGCATCCTGGACGAAACGTTTGGCGTCATGGGTTGGCGCGACTCGTATCAGAGCATCAACGGCGAGCTTTTCTGCACAATCGAGGTCTGGGACGAGCAGAAGCGCCAGTGGATTGGCAAGCAGTCGAACGGCACGCCGTCAAACATGGAGGCCGAGAAGGGCAGGGCCTCGGACGCATTCAAGCGGGCCGGATTCATGCTCGGCATCGGGCGCGAGCTTTACACGGCTCCGTTCATCTGGGTGCCTTCCGAGAAGTGCAACATCAAGCAGGGGAAGAACGGGCGCCACGCCTGCTATGACAAGTTCCGCTGCGAGAAGGTGCGCATCGAGAGCGGCCAGATAACGGGGCTGAGCATCTACAACGACGTGAGGGGTTGCAGGGCGTTTGTCTTTGCAGCCGACAAATAGAGAAAGGGGAAACGAAAAATGCGCGAGAACACGGTCGAGATTAGCAAAAACGAGTACAAGAAGATTCTGGAGCTTGCATACAAGGCGGCGATGCTGAAGGAGGCGCTTCTGGACGGCGCGACGCTTGCCATCTACGGGAAGGGGCTTTACTTTGGCGGCGGCGATGAGGTCGCGACCATCATCAAGTATGCCTTCCCGGAGGACTACGAGAGAAAGCTCCGCGAGCTCCAGGACAAGAAGAAGACCGATGACGCGAAGCGTATGGAGCCTGTAACAACCGTCAAGGAGGGCGTCGAATAATGAGCATCAACAACGTCTCGGTCACGGGAAATCTCACGAGGTCACCTGAGCTTCGCGCGACGCAGGGCGGGACGCAAGTCCTGAGCTTCGGAATCGCGGTCAACGACCGCCGCAAGAACGCTTCGGGGCAGTGGGAGGACGTGCCCAACTTCTTCGAGTGCGTCACATTCGGAAACCGCGCCACGGCCCTGAGCGACATCCTCACCAAGGGCATGAAGGTCGCTATCGCGGGCAAGCTCCACTATTCGAGCTGGGAGAAGGACGGGCAGAAGCACTCCAAGGTCGACATCATCGCCAACGATGTCGAGTTGATGCAGAACCGCAAGCCGCAGCAGCAGCAGGACTACCAGCCGCCGCAGCAGGCTCAGGACGCCTACGAAGACGACATCCCGTTTTAGTCTACGTTTTAGTCTAATCGGCGGGGCGCTTCAGAGCGTCCCGCCCCCCTTACTTGAGAGGAGGTGACGCGGGATGATTGGCGGAATGATTGGGACAGCCGAGGAGATAATCCATTGGCTGTTCTCGCAGCCGCACGACGGCAAGGAACGTTTTTACGAAATCAAGGAGCGCCGCAGGAAGCGGACGCTCACGCAGAACGCCTACTATTGGTCGATGCTCAACCAGTTGGGGCGAGTCCTGCGAATGCCGACCTCGGAGCTTCACTTCCGCATGCTCAAGGAGCACGCGCCTTTCGAGGTCGTGAGTGTGTGTTCCAGCATCGACGTTTCCGGGTATTTCCGCTACTACGAGGAAATCGACACCGGGTTTGCTGGAGGGCGCGAGTTCACGCACTATCGAGTCTACAAGGGCTCCTCGCACATGGATTCGACGGAGTTCTCGCGCCTCATCGACGGGGCGCGGGAGGAATGCGAGGCGCAGGGCATCTCGGTTCTGACTCGCGAGGAAATCGCACGGCTGAGGTACGTGGAGGGCGAGGGATGAAAGAGCACAGCATCCTCGGGTGCGGCGAGTGGTGGGACGAGCGCCACGGGGTCTTGATTCAGTGGTTCGACGAGCGCGAGCCGTGGCTTGTTCGGCATGAGGTCTTCCACGGGCCGAACCGCCAGAAGTCAATCGAGTACGGGCTTTATGTGTTCCTTCCGCCAGACGCGCACAACATGGCGAACTACGGGGTGCACTTCAACCGCCCGTTCGAGGCGTACCTGCAAGAGGTGTCGCAGCGCCGCGCGATGGAGCACTACGGGTGGTCGCTCGATGACTGGATGAAGTTAATCGGAAGGAACTACGTTTAGAGAGAGGTGGCAAGCAATGGCAAGTCAAAAGCAGATGGTCCTCGACTACATCAGGGAGTTCGGCAGCATCACGCCGCTTGACGCTTTCAAGGACTTGGGAGTCACTAGGCTTGCGGCTGTCATCTTCGAACTTAAGGAGGACGGCCACGACATACACACGGAGCGGGAGCACGACAAGAACCGCTACGGGCAAGCAACAAGGTACGCAAGATACAGCTTCGGGAAGGGTGAAGTCAATGAAAATCAAGCTTGACGTGGGCGCATTCATGCCAGTCAGGGCGCACGCGACGGACGCGGGGGCTGACCTTCGCTCGCCAATCGATGCGGTGGTTCCCGCGAGGGGCACGCGCATCATCGACACGGGCGTCCACATCCAGCTGCCGCACGGCCACGTCGGAATGCTCAAGAGCAAGTCTGGACTCAACGTCGGGCTCGGCATCACGTCCGAGGGCGTCATCGACGAGGGCTATACCGGCTCCATCAAGGTGAAGCTCTACAATCACGGGGACGAGCCTTACAAAATCGAGCGGTACGACAAAATCACGCAGCTGGTAGTCGTTCCGTGCGAGTACGTGGACTTTGACCTGGTGGACGATTTGGACGATTCCGAGCGAGGGGGTGACGGCTTTGGCAGCACGGGGAAGTAGCAAGTACCACGCCAAGAAGACGGTCGTGGACGGCATCGAGTTTGACAGCGCAAAGGAGGCCAAGCGGTACACGAGGCTCCGCGACATGGAGCGGGCCGGGTTGATTCAAGGCTTGCGCCTCCAGGTGCCTTTCGAGATTCTGCCAAGCTTCGAGTGCGACGGCGTGAAGTACCGGGGCATGAGCTACGTGGCCGACTTCGTGTACTACAGCGCCGGAAAGGTTGTCGTGGAAGACTGCAAGGGATTCAAGACCGCCGAGTACAAGATGAAGAAAAAGCTGATGGCGTACATCAATCACGTAAACATCAAGGAGTCTTGATGCTATAATTTAGGAACGCGAGGATAGCGGCCTTGCAAATGACATAGCTTTTCAAGCCTTTACGGCATGAAAATAGGGAGCCCCCATCGCAGCCGCTATCTGTGATGGGGGCTTTCGTTTAGGTGGTATTTATGAAAGATATAAACAGGCTAAAAGACTACAGGAAGAAATACAAGCGATATTACGGCATCGAGTTCGATGGAAGCTACGCGATACATCATATCGACGGCAACCACGAAAATAACGACATGAGTAATCTCCTATTACTTCCGGCAGAGCTTCACTCACGGTATCACTTCCTTCGTTCATGCGTCGAACATGGAGATAGGCCGTCACTTGACATAAGCAGCAACGTTCACGGCAATCTTGCGAGGGGATGGTATTACGAACAGCTAGATAACTTTTTGAAATGCCAAGAAGAGTGCGGGAAATGGTACGACTTCAAACTTTATCATGACGGCGAATTGCCGAACATTCACGGGATAACTTTGGAGGGGTAAAAATGCCATTTTTACGCAAGGAGCATAAGGAAAATTACACGTGCATAAGCAACGACGTTTTCAGGAGCGATTTATCGCTCAAAGCACGCGGGATGCTATGCACGATGCTGTCACTTCCCGATGATTGGGAGTTCAGCGAGAACGGGTTGCAGGCGATACTGAAGGACGGCCAGACTTCGGTAAGGTCAGCAATTAAGGAACTCGAATCTGCTGGGTTCCTATCGCGCACAAGGGAGCGCGACGAGAGCGGGAGAATAGGGCGGTGCGTATGGATTGTCTGCGATTATCCACGCTTTGAAAACCCCAACTTGGTGAATTCCAACTTGGGGAATGAACCCCAATTAAGTACTAAAGAATCAAGTACTAATAGACCAAATACTAAAGAATCAAAGATAGAGACGCGCCACAAGTTCGGCGAGTACCAGAACGTCCTTCTCACAGACTCCGACATGCAGAAGCTCAAGGCGGAGTTCCCCAACGACTGGGAGCGAAGAATCGAACGGCTCAGCGCCTACATGGCTTCGACGGGCAAGGGATACAAGAACCACCCCGCCACCATCCGCAACTGGGCGAGACGGGACGAGGAAAAGAACGCGAGCAAGGTACCGAGCCGCAACGAATCGCGCTATGAGAAGACCGAGGAAGAGAAGCAAGACGATGAAGCATGGATGAAGAACATCATCATGTGCTAAAGGAAGGGAGCAAACGAAATGGACACCAATCAACTTATTCAAGGCATAGCCGAGACTGCGGCTAGGGCCAACCGTCGAGACGAGGGAGATTACATCGAGAACGGCATCCTCATGTGCGGCAAGTGCCACACGCCGAAGCAATGCGAGTTGGAGTTCAGGGGGCGGATAATCAAGCCTTACTGCATGTGCCGCTGCGAATCGGAGAATTACGAGCGCGAGAAGGAGAACAAGCGCAAGGCGGAGCGCATGCGCAGGCTCGACATGATGCGCCGCACGGGGTTCCCAGACGCGGAAATGCGCGATTGGACTTTCGCGCACGACGATGGCGGCAACGAGAAGGTCATGGACGTGATGAGACGCTATGTCGCGAACTTCCCGCGCATGCTCGAATCTGGCAAGGGCCTTATGCTGTGCGGGCCGGTGGGCACGGGGAAGAGCTACGCAGCGGCGTGCGTTGCCAACGCGCTCATCGACGTGGGAACGCCCTGCATGATGACCAACCTCAGCCGAATGGTGAACATCATCAACAGCTCGTTCGAGGGGCGGCAGAAGTACATCGACAGCCTGAACGGGTTCGACCTGCTTATAATCGACGATTTGGCCGCTGAGCGCGACACCGAGTTCATGGCAGAGCAGGTGATGAACATCATCGACGCGAGGTATCGCGCGGGGCTTCCGCTAATCGTAACCACGAACCTCACCGCGCAGGAGCTCTCTGGCACCACGGACATTCGCAAGCAGCGTGTTTTCAGCAGGCTCATCGAGATGTGCGTCCCGATAACCGTCACGGGCCGCGACCGCAGGAAGGCGAAGGCCGCGCAGAACGCCGAAATCATGGGGCTGCTTGGGCTGTGACCGAGCGCGAGCTTTCGCAGGCCGTGCACCTCAAGGCGGATAGCGAGGCGGATGCACTACGAGAGGTCAAGCCCAGCCAAGCAGCTCCGCAGGTTCCTCCGTGGTACAATCTAGCTGCGGCCCATCGAGCGCCGCACCTTTCTCTCGCTCGTGGCCCTCACCATGCTGGGGGCCACGCTCATATTTCGTGAGGTCACGAAATAGTAAATAGGCCGCGCTCATATTTCGGCAATGTTTTTCAGATTCTCGGCTACAGCTGCTCGTAATAGGTGTATACTAGCATCAGCAAGAGGGGAAAGCGAGAGAAAGGAACCACAATGATGAACCTCAACGACTTCAAGAACGCAATCAACGACTACCTGACCAACTGCGGCCAGAACCCCGAGGACTGGGACGTGTTTGGAGCCGCAATCCAGCTCCGCGACGAGTACCCCAACGCCGAGAGCATCGACGACATCGACCCCGACGACTTCAACGACGCCCTCGAGAACCACGAGAACTAGGCTCAGCGAGACGGGACATGAGAGAAAGGAACCACAAAAGAAGTTCACCAAGACCCACGAGAAGCAGATATGCGAGTTCATCGAAAAGATGGACACCAATGGCTGCGTCCCCGTCACCGAGTGGGTGAGCGGCAGCGGTCGCTTCACCAAGCCGAAGGCGCTCCCGCCGTTCGTGGAGCGCTTCGAGCGCGAGGAGTACGCGAAGACCGCCCTGCCAAAGCACGGCACGCCCGAGCGCGTCGCTATGGCGTTCTTCCGCGCGAACCCCAGGCGCAAGGCGGTCCTGGTCATGGACACCAGAGCCGCGCTGCGCTTCCTGTTTGATGCGGCGCACGGCAGCGAGTCCTAGGAGGCTCCGAGAGACGGTGCCAGTAATTGCCGCCTAGAAAATCGCCGAGAAGTCTTCCCTTTTCGTAAACATCGGTATATACTTAGATACATCAGGAAGGGAAAGGGCAAACGGCACATACCATCGAGAGACAGGCCGTCACTGCGAATCCCTCAGAGAGAAAGGACTAAAGATGTTTCAAGCACTTATCCCGCACCCGTTGAGCCCCGAGGTGAACGTCGGGGACATAATCTTGTTTTTCGTTGTGTGCCTCGCATTCCTGGTCGCGGCGGCGAAGAGCAACGGACGCTGAGTGGGTGAGGGAGATGCAATACAAGGACGACTCGAAGGACGGGGTCGAGCACCCAAGCCACTACGCCAGCGACGGAATCGAGTGCATCGATGCGATGTATGCCATATCGCCAGCGATGGCAATCCACTTCGCGGCCGGCTCGGCGCTCAAGTACCTCGACCGTGCCGGGCTCAAGGACGACGAGGGGAAGGACCTCAGGAAGGCCAAGGAGTGCTGGCACATGGCCAAGAGGCTGATGGTGAGGATGGTTGCAGATGGGCATGATTAGCGATGACGAGCGCCGCGAGGTGGCGGCAAGACTGCGCGAAGCACGCGAATTTATCAGCATCACTCCGAATACGATTCCCGAACAAAGCGGCTACGAAGCGTTTAAACTCATCCTCGCGTGCGTAGGTTACGAGCGAGGCAACGTGTTCGACATCCTTGCCGGCCTCGTCGACAGACCGGCGTGCCGCGACTTCGCGACGAATCCAGCCGACAGTATTGAGCGTGTCGCGGATGAACTCGAGGCGGCCGAGGGCTGGTGCGACCAGAACGGACGCTACGACACCGGCACCGTAAGCATCACAGAGGCGCAGCTCCGCGAATGGTCAGACCGCATCCGCAAGCTTGCGAAGGAGGACGAGCGATGAGCGAGTTCGTGAAGATGAGGATTAGCCAGGACAAGCTGCCGTCGGCCATTGGCCTGGGCCATGCGGTGCCGAACGGCAGGACCTGCAAGCCGAGGGCCAAGGGCGAGCTGCGTGACCCTGGCGACAAGGTGAGGCGCGAGGTCGTGGCGAAGCTGCTGGCCTGCTCGGAGCCTGGGCGCAAGGGATGCGAGACGCCCCTCGCGCAGGTCGTGACAGCGCTCGAGCCGTGGTGGAAGAGGAACAAGGACTCCACGCTCCCCGAGGTGCTGGCCGACCTCATAGCGCCGCGCCAAGGCGCTCGCGGAGCGCGACGCGAAGACTCCAATCCCACAGCCCTGAGGAGGAAAAACGACTGAGACCACCGCGCTTTTGCGCGCGTTGCATTGTGACCTGACGGCGGCAAACGGGCTCCTCGCCGCGCTGCTCTACAAGAATGGGAAGACCGGCTCGCCGTACGCTGCGACCATTTCCTGGGCGATGCAGAAAGCTGGCGTGTATTACCGCCTGGCCGACGTGTTGGAGGAGAAAGACGGGAGGTGACGCGCATGGCAACCGAGGCGCAGCTTAAGGCTGGATACAAGTACGACAAGGAGAACACGCGGCAGGTTCACCTGAAGTTGAACCGCCGCACCGACGGGGACGTTCTGGAAAAGCTCGACAGCGTGCCGAGCAAGCAGGGCTACATCAAGGCGCTCGTACGGGCGGACCTGGAGCGTTCGGCAG